AGAGAGAGAGAGCAAACCAAGGGGAAAGCAAAGCATGCAAAGCACACTTGACAGCATAGGCGCAGCATCACGGCACGGCACGGCGCAGCTAGGGTGGAACACGGTGGGAACACGGGGGCACACGGTGGCAACCCATCCCCTCCTCCTCCCTCTCCACGGCGCAAACCTACCGCCGGACTACCAGCACCCACTAAACATGCTATGCTGAACCAATGGATGACTCATTCCAGCACGATCCGGCGGACCAAGCCATAGAAGCACCCACTAAACAGAAGGCATGGACCAGGGGATCGAGGGGTAACCGCGCAGCGCAGCGCGATAGGTGGCGAGCCAAGCACCGTGGCCATTGGCTTGCCTATATGCGGCGTTACATGGCCAAGCGCAGGTCTTCGCCTCGCTCATAGGGGGGGGAGGGGGTTGCACCTTCGGCGCTGGTGGATTATTATGATTGGTTAGGAGGGGTTTAAAAACTGCTACAAAAGGGGGCGTGCTATAGTGTGGGATGCACTTGTAGCTCAGTTGGCAGAGCTTTGGTTTTGTAAACCAATGGTCGCTGGTTCGAGTCCAGCCGGGTGCTCCATTTTAAAAATTTGGCACAAAGGGGGTCTTGACATGTAGTGTAGGCTTATGGGATGGGCGGTCTTGAATTTATTTGGGGGCGCGGGAGTGTGTTATACATCCTGCCTACGTTGGGATTGCAGCGTTGGAGCAAGATGGATGGAAGGCCTAATGCGAAGTGGGTTTTGTGGGCGGCGTGGGGGTGGTGGTATTGGGAGGTGGGGAATTGAGACCGAAGTTCAAGAACCTGCAGATTGTCTACACCTTTAACGGGGAGTCAAAGGGGATGGTGACGCATGTTATCTACGGGATGGATGCTATTTCCTATAGGGTGACATGGGGTGATGGAACGTGTGGGGAGTATAGCGGGGATGAATTGACGGAAAGTAAGGTGATTGAATAATTATGGCTAAACCAAGCAAAGGAGTTCTGGCAAAGAGTGTGCAGGACATAGGGATTTCAGATAGACGCTACGTGGAGGCCAAGAAGCCCAAGGAGGCGGTGCTGGCCCTAGAGATGCTTGCAGATGGCAAACCATACCGTGAGGTGGAGGAAGCTACGGGACTGGCTTGGGTGGCCCTTGCAGGGCTTAAGGTGAGGCATTCTGGGGCAATGGAGAAGCGTAGGCAGCAATTGGCCAATGATGGATTTTTGCAAGTGGAGAAGCTACGCGCCATCAGTGAACGGAAGATGGATCAGTTGATGGAGGACGAGGATTCTCTAAAGAAGATGAACATCAAGGACTTAATCTTGAGTCAGGCTATTATGCAGGACAAGGCGTTCGCGGCTATTGGGGAGGGCAGCAAGGTGACGGTGGAGCATAAGGGCGGACAGCCTAGTATTGCTGACGCTATGAAGGTGATAGCTGAAGCTAGGGCGGCGTTGCAGAAGGAAGCTATTAGTGTGGACGTTACGGAAGTATGAAGTGGCGTATCCATCCAGTGTTGAAGCCACCTACAGAGGCGGAGATGGCCCGCATGGAGCCGGAGACATTGGTGAACGTATGGAATGTCTACCATCAGGCCATTGAGAACGCGGAACGCGACCCCTATCGCTATGGCTTCCGCTTGCCGCATTGGGACTATGCCGACAGGGCTTTGGATAAGTTTAGGACGGCATTGCTATTTGGCGCGAATCGTTCAGGGAAAACGGCCTACTGTGCTAAACGTGTCGTGGATGCGGCAATTGAAAACCCAGACAGCATCATCTATTGCTTCTCCCAGAATAAGGAAATTAGCGTATTGGTGCAGCAGAGTGCCATCTATCAAGCACTTCCAGAGGAATACAAGAGTAAGCACCTCACCAGCGTAGAGAGCATCAACTACAGCTTTAAGAACGGGTTCACAGATAACAACCTTGTCTTACCCAACCGCAGCCGCATTGTGTTCAAGTTCTATACGCAATGGTTGCAGGATGATACGATTCTGGAAGGCATGGAGCTTGGTAGCCCAAATCCCGTAGCTCCAAACGTGGGGGCATGGTTGGATGAATACCTATTGGGAATGGATTTGATTGACCGACTCTATCTTCGGTTGGCTACAAGAGATGCAAAGCTGCTCATATCCTTCACCCCAAAGGACGGTGAGACGGAAACGGTGAAGAACTTCCGCGAGAAGGCTAAGACATTGGAATACAGAGAAGTTACAGAAGGATTGCAAAAGCAACATAGGGTTCCCTACCTACAAGAGAACGTAATGTTGAATACGGGGATTGTTTACTTTCACAGCATAGATAACCCTTGGAGTGGGTATAAGACGCTGCTGGAGCAATGTATTGCAAAGAACGATGACCAATACACCCTGACGGCTCTGTATGGCGTGCCTACTAAGACGGTGGGTAGCCAGTTCCCGCTATTCTCCAAGGAGGTGAATGTAATATCGCACGATAAGATTCCACGCGAGAACGTCACCCGCTACATGATTTTAGACCCCGCTGGACGCAAAAACTGGTTCATGTGCTGGATATCCGTAGATCAGACTGAAACGTATTACGTCTATCGGGAGTGGCCGGATGTGGCGGTAGGTGATTGGGCCAAGTGGCATGGCGGAAAGATAATTAGTGGCGAGGGTGCGCGTGGGCTTGGCTACGGAATTAAGGACTATGTGGACTTGATATTGCGCCACGAGGCCAGCGACAAGGAAGGCGAGAAGGGGGAAGAAATCTTTGAACGGCTGATTGACCCGCGCTTGGGTGCGGCGAAGTATCAGAGCCAGAATGGAGCTAGCAGCATTATTGAAGACTTAGCTGATGCGGGGCTTTCCTTTCTGCCAGCCCCCGGCTTGGACATTGAGGACGGTTTACAGGCATTGCAAACAAAGATGTCATATATACCAAGCAAGCCCATAGATGGTCTTAATAGGCCACACTTCTATGTATCTGATAGGTGCGAAAATATAATATCTGCACTACAGGAATACACTGGTTCTGGTGGGTCTGAGGAGGCTTGGAAGGATCCAATTGACGTTATACGATACGCCGCAATATCTCGCATTTGTTACATAGATGAAAGCTCTCTGGTATCTGTTAAAAATCGAAAGGGTGGTTACTAATGAAAATTAAAATTACTGACTTAGCCGAGGAACTCGGCGTTAATGTAAACGAGCTGCTTGAGGTTAAAGCAAGCAAGCTGACCGAGGACGATTGGACTGGTCGCGGTAAGAACACTTGGTTTACCGAGGATGCCGTGACTAAGATTCGCCTAGCTATGGACATCCCAGAGCTTTCGCCAGATGTCCTTTACGCGACGGTCGTTCACGTTGCCCCTAATGACCGCTGGGTTTACGCCAAGATTCAAGGCGTTGATGGCAAGTGTCCTGTGCTTATTCCTCGGAAACTTCGTGGTAAGCTAAAGGATAAGAAGTTTCCAGTTCATGCCATCACGGACAATAAAGGCACAACTTACCGCCATGCCGCGCTTACAGGATATAACCTGTGACCCAGAGTGGCTGTCGCAGCAGACTGACCGTTTGCTCGGCTTTGAGGTGCTTTACAAGGGATTGACTGGCTACGCTAACAACATCCAGCCCTCCGCCATTTGCGAAAAGATTGGCGTTCACCCGACATTCACGCGCGGGGCGGTTCTGTCTTTCGTAACCAAGTTTAGCCAATTCAATTACATCCCTAATGAGTAACACGAGCGAGGAGAAGTCTCTTACATTTGCCGCCAAGGAGCCGAACGTAACGGTTCTTCAGAAAGCATACGACGACACGCTGGCGGACCTAGAGCCTTATTTCCAGCAATGCCGCCAGAATTACGATGACCGTAATAACATTTGGCCGGGGAAAACCCGTGACCTTCGTAAGCACGGTTCTGACGCTTTCCCGTGGGATGGCGCGTCTGACTCCGAGGCTCATGTTATTGACGAGCGGATTAACAGTTACGTCGCCTTGCTGATGTCCTCGATGATGCGTGCGAACATTCGTGCGTATCCCGTGGAGTTCGGGGACATGGCGCGTGCTCGTGTTGTCTCCTCATTCCTGAAGTGGATGGTCAGCAGCTACATTCCTCGCTTTAAGAAAGAGATGGAGTCTGCTGCAAATCATTTGCTTGAGCGCGGTATTGCTGTGACTTACGTTGGATGGCAGCGCGAAGACCGCACTTACCTCCAGCGTCTTGACCTTCAGCAGCTTGCTCAGGTTGACCCGCAGCTTGCTCAGGCCGTAGTTGACGGCTCGGCTGACGACCAGATTATCGCTATGCTTCGCTCGGTGTATCCCTCGGTTACGGATGCTCGTGCTAAGAAAGCCCTGAAGGACTTGCGGAAAAAAGGCATCGCTGAGATTCCTGTTAGCCGCCGCCAAGTGGATTGCCCCTTGGTTCAGTCGCTTACACCCGATGGCGACTTTTTCTTTCCGTCTTACGCCACCGACCCGCAGCGTGCGCCTTATTGTTTCTGGCGCACTTACTTTACGGCTCAGGAGCTAAAGAACAAAGTTTCCACCGAAGGCTGGGATGCCGATTGGGTGGATTACGTTATCGAGCATTACCGGGGCGTGAACATTGACACGATTGGTCAGGAGAACAACACCCGGAAGTCTGTCCTTTGGGACGACATGGTTTACGAGGCGGACGAACTGATTGAGATTGTTTACGGCTATCAGCGTCTCGTGGACCCGATTGACAATTCCGAGGGCATTTACTGCACGGTGTTTCATCGGGAGCTTTCATCTAAGATTAGTGAGATTAAGCCTTACGGCAAGTTCGAGCTTATGAACGGTTACGAGGATTATCCCGTAATTGTAACTCGTCTTAGCGAAGCCTCTAAGCGTCTGTATGACGTTCAGAGCATGGCCGACATTTTGCGCGGTATTCAGTGGCAGGTGAAGATTGAGCGCGATAGCCGCACTGACCGTAACTCGATGGCTACGATGCCGCCGATTATGCACCCGGTTGGTAACGCTCCGAGCGATTGGGGGCCGGGGCGATTTGTTCCGTATCGCCGTGGTGGTGAGTTCCAATTCGGTCCTACGCCGCAGTATAACCCCGGCTCCGTGGAAATGGAGCGCACGCTTATTGACGTTGCTGACCGTCTCGTTGGCCTTAGCGCGAATGACCCGGCTTCCGCTACGAAGCGTCAGTTCATCCTCGATAAGTTCTTGTTGCACATTCAGGACGTTATCAAGATGGCGTTTAAGTGCTACCAGCGGTTTGGTCCTGACCAAGTGTTCTTTCGTGTTACCGGCGTCTTTGACCCGATGCGCTTTGACAAGGGGAACCCTGACGAGAATTACGATATCGTTATCGGTTATGATGTCCTTAACTCCGACCCCGAAACGCAGGCGACAAAGCTGAACCAGCTTGTCAGCCTCATTCAACTGGACCGTAATGGACGTATTAACCCCGACGCTCTCATTGACATTGCGGCTAACGCTATCGACCCGATTGCTGCTGACGCGATGCTGCAACCTGTTGAGCAAGGCCAACAGCAAATTGTTAAGTTCGTTACGGATGACCTTACTAAGATTTTTGCTGGCATCGAAATGCCTGCTCGACCGAACGGTGCTCAGATTGCGCTTCAGGTTATTCAGCAGTATGCTGCACAACCAGACGTTGCACAGCGTTTGCAGCAAGACGAAGTGTTCGCGGCGCGACTCCAGAAGTATGCGGCGCAATACACCTTCCAGATGCAGCAAGCGCAGAACGCTCAGATTGGTCGCGTTGGGACTCAGCCTGCTGCTATGGGCGGCATTCAAACTCAGGGCATGGGAGCTTAATATGGCCAAGATCGGTAACTATGACCAGACGGTTGCTCGCTCAAGCGCGGAGGAAAAACAGTTCTCTGAAGACCTTTACAATCAGATTGCCAAACACGAAGGCGTTAAGCAGTATGTTTACCTCGACACTGAGGATAAGCCTACTATTGGTGTCGGCTTTAATTTGACGCAGCCCCATAACCAGCGCATCATTAAGCAAATGGGGTATAACCCGCAAGACTTGATTAGCGGCAAGGTTCGCCTGACGGAATCAGAAATTAAGCGTCTTTACAATGAGTCTGTCACTCAGGCGTTTAATGACGCTCGCAAGTGGCTGCCTAACTTTGACGAGCAGCCAGCAGACGTAAGGAAGGCTTTGATTGATATGTCTTTCAATCTCGGTTTTACCAAGCTAAACAAGTTCGAGAAGGCCCAAGCTGCCTTGATGCAAAAGAATTACAAGACTGCTGCGGCTGAGATGCTTGACAGCAAGTGGGCCAAGCAGGTAAAGGGACGAGCACAGACCCTTGCCTCAATGGTTCGCAAACACTCTAAGTAATGTCACTCGAAAAATCCCTCGACCACCTCTCTCACATCACTCAGTTCGCTGACTTCCTTGAGTCAATTAAGGATGAGCGTGAGTCTTGTATCGCGGCTTTGTTTAATGCAGAGCCTCATAAGATGCAGCAAATTTCGGGACAGATTCTTGCTTACGACCAAATCCTAAAGATGACTAACTCAGAGGAGATTCTCTTTAGGCATAATGGCCGCTCGCTTTAAGCGGCGGTTAAGAAAGAGAATAAGTAAACTGAAAATAAAAGAAACCCCTTAAAAGAAAGGGGGAGTGTGAGGGGGATTTTGAAATCTTGTCAAGCCTAAAATTGCTTGGCTTTCAAAATAGCAATTACATGAGCCGGCGGATTAGCGCGGGAGTAAGTAAAGATTTCGTGTTCCTCAATTACTAGCTCTCCAAAGGGGTGCATTTTGGCGTGTGCCGCGTTGCCCCTGACCTTAACTCGGCGCATTGTTTGCGCGGCCTTCCAGTGCTCTGGAGCTATCCAGTCATAGGAGGTAGGCTTGCGTGGTTTGGGATTCATTGAATTTCAAGACTTTGCACATAATAGCAAATAAATGTCAAGCAGCAAAAAGGCGTGTTACAATGACCTTATCGCAAATCGCTCAGGCGTTTAAAGAGAGCGTTGATAACTATGTCTAATGAAGTTCTAACACCTAACGCTGCGGGTGAAAAAAGTGCAGTGGAAAGTTCAGACAACCTTGCGTTCGGGATGTATGCACTCCGACGCCGAGGTGGTAAGACGCAACCCGCCGGGGAGCCTAAAATCTCAACGGAGGTAATTAACGTCAAACCAGCAGAACCGCAACCGAAGGCGGAGCAGGAGGATAACCAGGTTGAGGTAACTCAGTCTGAGTCTCAGAACGACACCCAAGCGGAGACCGTTACTGAGAACGAACCTGTAAGCCAAAAGGAAGCAGATGTTCTTTCTAAGAAGGAAATCGACCTAGAATCCATGTCAGAGGCAGAACTGCGGGAGCTTGCCGACAAGCTCGGTAGCCGCGCAGTAGCTCGATTCGGTGAACTTACCGCAAAACGTAAGCAAGCCGAGGAACAGATTAATGCCCTGAAGCAAGAACTAGCGAATCGGGAATCGCAAAAGAATCCCTTGGAGACTAAGCGGATTGAAAACAATCCGTTTGCCGACATCGACAGCGTTGAGAAATTGCAGGGTAAAGCCCGCGAAATCGACGAGGCTATCGAGTGGGCCGAAGACGTTCTCTGGACTAACGAGCATCTGGCAGCAGATGACATCGTTGCGACAGTGGACGGCAAAGAGATTACCAAGGCTCAGGTGCGTAAAGTTATGCGAGATGCTCAGAAAGCACGCAAAGACTTTCTCCCGGCGCAGCTCTCTGAACTCCAAGCCCGTCAACAACGTGCCTCCGCCAAGCAACAGCTTAGTGAGGCCATTCGGACGGAACTGGATTGGATGCAAGGCGAAGATAACGATACCCGCAAGCAGTTCGAGATTCTGCGCGAAAGCCCGCTTTTGAAGCAGGCTATCAAAGCAGTCCCGGACCTTGAGCCTTACATGGAATACATGGTGGCTCACGCGGCTAATTCGATTTATGGGCGCAAGCCCGTGAGCGAACCCCGGCCTAGTGCGCGGATTAACCCTCCTTCGATTCAGGTAAGTTCTTCTGCTCAAAGTGAGCAGCCAGAACCCCGAGCGGCTAAGGCCGTGAAAGACATTCAGCAACGGTTCTCTACGTCAGGTGCTACGCAGGACTTCATCGCTCTCCGCGCCCTTCAACACTCTAAACGTAAATAACTCTTAACTACCGCCTAACATGGCTTTTACTAACACTTACGACACAACCAATCCGGGTTCGGCTGTCTCCAATCGTGAAGACCTGACCGACATCCTGACCATCCTCGCCCCCGAGGAAACCCCCGTGCTTTCGTCCGCTCCTAAGAGCAAGGCGACAGCGACATTCGTTGAATGGACCGTTGACTCCCTCGCTTCCCCGGTGACATCCGGCGTGGCCGAAGGTGCTGACGTTACATCGTTCACCGACAAATTTAGTGGCCGCGCTCGTCTCGGCAACTACGTCCAGAAGTTCCGCCGTGACTTCATGGTGTCTGACCTCCAGAACGCCGTTGAGTCCGTTGGTCCTGCGAAGATTGCTCAGGCCGAGGCCAAGGCCGTCCGCGAAATCAAGCGCGACGTCGAGGCTACCCTGTGCTCCGCGAATGACCGCTCGGCTGAAGACGGTGCTGGCACCGTTTATGGCCTCCGTGCTCTGGGCGACTGGATTGACTCGGGTGGCCCGAGCGACGTTCCGGCTGCTTTCCGCACTCCTACTGGCTCGATTCATTCGAGCGGTGCGCTGACTGAGAGCGGTTTCAATGACCTGATTACGTCGATTTATCGCGTCACAGGCACAACGAACAACCTGACGCTCGTGGCCGACACAGCCCTGCGTCGCGTTATCGCTGACTATGCTCGCACATCGGGCAGCACAAACACGGTTTACCGCCAGATTACCCAGGCGGCTGATTCCAAGACCATCAAGCTCTCGGTCGAGATGTATGAGTCCGACCACGGCATGGTGAGCATTGTGAACATGAACCCAGACTGCGCTCCTGACACCACAAACAAGGACACTGGCTACCTCCTCAACCCGGATTACTACGGCGTTGCGGAGCTTATCGGCCTTGGCTCGACCCGTCTGCCGAACCTCGGCGGTGGTGAGCGTGGTTATGTGGACACAACCCTTACGCTGTTGGTCAACCATCCCGGTGCCCACGGCAAGATCACAGCCCTCAGCTAATAAATCAAATGCCCCAACTCACAGTTAATGAGTCCGCAGGCACGCTTATCAACTATGTTGCTAAGCTGTCCTTCACGGATCTTCAGGCCATTGGCAACGGTGGCCAGAAGGCCCTGTTCAAGCTCCCGGCTGGTTCCGGTGTTCTGTCCTGCGTAGTCTGGGAGAAGACAGCCATTGTTGGCTCGACTTCTCTCGTGATCGACGTTGGCACAACGCTGGCCGACCCAGACGAGTTTATCGATGCCCTTGACGTTGACGCCATGAGCGCACCCGTTGCCAACACTGGCGATGCGTTTGTTCAGGCTGACGGCACAACGACCATCAAGGGTGGCGTTCTGCCGGTCAAGATGGTTGCTACTGCCACCCCGGTTTACATCGAAGTGAACGATGCCGCCATTGCGTCGATTACTGCTGGTGAGATTGTTATCGCGCTTCAAGTGGTGAACTTCTCGCAGTTCTAACCTACTAGACTAGCGTGTTATAATGGGGCTATCCTTCGGGGTAGCCCTTTTTTTATGCAACTGATCACAGACTTCCCGAAATACAGCGATGGAGAAATCCATGATGCGCTGATGCGCGAGCTGAAAACGGGGCTGCAACTAAAGAAAGAGATGGAGCGTGCTAACGAAATCAAAGCCGCTCACCAAGCTAAAGAGCTGGTTAATCAACGAGAAGTCCCCGGCTTAGGTCGGTGTATCGGGGTTTTCCCCGAGTGGGAATTTTTCCGTATACAGCAGAAATACGGAGCTAAAGAGGTTCACTCTAAGGAGTTTATGAAATACTTCCAGAAGAAGTTTCCTCACCTTTCCCCTAACAAACTGTGACTAACCGAACATACAGCGACCTTTATTCACTAATTAGCTCGCTTTCGGGCGTGAGTGACTTCACGACCCAAGAGCAAGCGAACATCCTGAACTTTGTTAATCGTCGCATTTATCAGGCGTATCGGCAAAGCCAGACTTGGCCGCGATACATCGTAGGTGCTCAGGCGCGGCCTATGGTCGATTCGGTTATCCCTGTTACCTTTACGCCAACTACTTACAATGTCGCCTCGGCGTCCCGTAGCGGGACAACCGTGACGTTCGTTTGCACGGCTGGCGTGAACTTTGTGGCCGGTATGTATGTTACGGTAGCGGCTCTTAGCGGCACCGTGAACGCTAACGGTAACTTCCAAGTTGTCAGCGTGGACACAACCACGACGACCAACGACACCTTTACTTACCAGCTGACTTCTGGGACAGGCACCGAAACTTACACCGGCTCGGCTACTGTTATCGCGGACGCGGTTCCTGAGATTGATAGCTTTAACCGCATCTGGAGCAGCAACCCCCTGAATATTAACTCGGCCATCGAATACGAGTTCTGGGTGGATTCTGACGGTGCTCATGTGGTGAACAATTACAGCAACCTAGGCGGATTCTGGGTTGGCTTTATCAAGGAATGGGGCGGCCCTTATACGTCCGCCGCTACGGACATTCCCGGCGAGTTTTTTGAATACGCTGCTCATGCTGCTTACGCCGACTTTCTTCGGATGGACGGTCAGATTGACAAAGGCATCGCTGAGGAAAACGTGGCGCAGCAATACCTTTTGGTAGAATTAGACAAAGCGGAATCGCAACGCAATAACAATACGCTTTACCGCCGAATCTCAACATACGTCTCCCGCCAGTCTCGTTAATCTTATGGCTAACACATTCACAGTTAATTTATATCCAGTTCCAACGCCAGGTGGTATTGATGAGCGTTTAACTGTGTCCACAGACCCAGTATCATTCTCTTCAACGTGGTATGGCGAAGAAACTAAGTTTGTGTTCGTTAATTTCCAAGATGCGGACGCTATGGTTACTTTCGACGCATCGACCCCTTCAGCTTCGAATGGCTTCCTCTATGAAGCAGGATGGAAGGGATACTGGTCTGCACGACAAGCTGATAGTGCAATTATGATTCGCGCTGGCGACACCGACGCTGCGGTGCAGGCTTCACCCTTTACAGTTTAATCTCATGCCTAACGCACGCATTGTTAATACGCCGTCGCAGGCGATTTCGCAGAACAACACGACTCATAAGCAGAACACGATTAGCTCGTCTGCCGAGGCTATCGTGAACTGGAGCTTGAACGCTGGCACTACGCACGTTCTGGTGCAAGTTACTGGCGATACAATTCGCGTGACTTTCGATAGCGCGACTGACCCGACCGCTTCGCTTGGCTTCCGTATGCCTGCTAATAGCTCGGCTTACTGGACGCGGGAGATGGCTTCTAAGGCCAAGGCTATCCGAGAAGGTTCTGGCGATGCCGTGGTTGAAATGCAAGAACTGAACTACCTCTAAGATGGACGTTTTCAAAACTCTGATTCTCGACACGCCGGTAGTAGAAGGCGCGACTGGCACAGTCACTAGCGTTGACCTGACCGCTGGCACAGGCATCAGCGTTAGTGGCGGTCCTATCACAACCTCGGGTAGCATTACCGTAACGAATACGTCGCCTGACCAGACGGTTAGTATTGCGGCAGGAACCGGCATTTCTGTGACGGGAAGTTATCCTAGTTTTACCGTCACGAACTCCTCGCCTTCCTTGGGTGGCGATGTCGTCGGCCCTGCGTCTGCTACCGATAATGCCGTTGTTCGCTTTGATAGCACGACGGGTAAGCTGATTCAGAACTCGGGTGTTAGCATCAGCGATGCAAATCTGCTCACGACTACCGCGCTAACGGTCAACGACAACACGACGCTTGGCAGCAGCAACACGGACACGGTGAATTTCAACGCTCGGGTAGCGTCTGACATCAACCCAGCAACTGACAACACCTACGACCTTGGCGTAACAGGGCATGAGTGGCGTAATCTAAACATCGACGGGACCGCAAACATTGATTCGCTCGTGGCAGACACTGCGGACATCAACGGCGGGACGATTGACGCGACGGCCATCGGTGGCAGCACGGCGGCGGCAGGCACATTTACCACTTTGGCCGATGCGATTGGCGACGTGCGCCTTATCCCGCAGAACTCGCAGAGCGCGGCCTACACCCTCGTCCTAACCGACTCGGGCAAGCACATTCTTCACCCAAGTGCGGACACGACTGCTCGCACGTTCACCATTCCGGCCAACGGCTCGGTTGCCTACCCAATTGGAACCGCCATCACGTTCGTAAATCAGGCGAGCGCGGGCGTTATGACCATCGATATCACGACCGACACAATGCGTCTCGCAGGCGCGGGCACGACTGGATCGCGCACGCTTGCTGCAAACGGCATTGCTACTTGCCTA